GCCTTTCGGTTGCCACAGATAGGTGCAACTGGTCTGGATTCCAGCCTTGCCACCCTCATACGATGCGTTTTGCGCCGAACCCTGAAAAATGCGGTTCGCGCGCGAAATGTTGTGCCGAGATTGATTGCCCATGGGAAGCTCCTAGTTGAGCGGTCTTGCGACCATCCGGGTCGGGGGCCGGCACGGAACGCCGGCCCCCTAGCGGGCTGCTGCGGGGGTTAATACTGGCGCCGGTATTAGAATCCCGAGGCGGCTGCGCCGCGAGGATTCGTCCAGCCTTGGCTGTATCGCTCGGAGAGTTTGTAGCGAAGATTGCCGGTCTCGAAGTCTCCTTCCAGTCCCTTTTTGAGCGCGCGGCGCTTGAACGCCTTCAACCCGTCGGGAATGTCGGTGATGAGAAACCAGGACGTGGGATCGCTGATGTATCGATTGACGGAGAACCCGTCCCGAATCGTGCCGAGCTTGAACAACGCATTGATGTTGTTGTCGCCCGTGTCCGGCTGGTACGGGGTCATGAGGATGCGCGCCGCGACGTACTGCAAGGACGTCGGAATCACCATCTTCTTGACCATGGTCCGGATCGGAATGCCGCGCTCGTCGGTCCAGTCGCCGATCTGAATGGACAGCTGTTCGATGCTCGCCTCGGCCAACTGCGCATTGGTCGCGAGCGTGTTCGACAGCGTGCCTCCGTTGGCGAGCGGATGGGCGGTCGAGAACAGCGGTACGCCGTCGCCGCCGACGTTGGTTGCCGCCGTGCCGTAGTTGAGAATGTCGGCCCGGCGCACTTCCTTCGTGTACATCATCGAGCGCGTCATCGCCGCGGCGATCTTTGCACCCATGGACAGGTAGAGGTTGTCCTCGACCGCTTCCTCGGTGATCGCGACTGCTTTGACGATCGTGTTGTGCTGGTAGCGGGCGACGTACGTTTCGTACATGTCGTCGTACTCGATGGCGGCGCCTTCGGCCTTGTCCTGCGCCGCTCCGAGGGTCGACATCAGGACGTCCTCTTCGTACGCCTTCTCGGACCCTTCTTCCGTGAAAATGTCCTTCCAGAGTTGCGGCCATTCGTTGTAGTTCAGGCCGACGACAGCGTTCAAACCCTGCTGAAGCTGTTTGCGTTGGTCACTGCGTAAAATTGTCATGGTGTTGCTCCTTTACGCTGCGACCAGCGAGGTCGGGATGAACTGGCCGATGGCCATGCGGACGACCGCTTTGGCGTACTGGCCGTACACGTTGAGAGATCCGGTCTGCTGCGGCGAGGAATACTGCTGCAGTTCCTCGATGCGCAGCTGCGCACCAGACCCGATCGTGGTCTGATCGAGCATGTCGCCGGAATTGCCGGTGAGGGTCGAGCCGGTGCCGATCACGAGATTCGCGAGCAAGCCGACGTTGGCTGCGACCAAGCCCGCCGCGCCCGACACCTGAATGGCGTAGAGCATGTTCGGGTCGTCGAACACTTGGGCTTCGACGATGCTGCCCGTGGCGATCGTCTGTCCCGACCCCCAATAAGGGCGGAACTGCGTGTTGTTGCCCGCATCGACGTAGAAGCAGCCCTTAAACACGCCCAAATTCAGGGTCGTGTCGGAACTGCCCGCCACGGTGATTTGTTTGCTGGTGCCGGTCGCCTTGGTCATCGACCCGCGGTAGATATTCGCCGCAAGTGCGCCGGCAATGTAGTAGCGATTCGATCGCATCGTGCCGCCGTTGGCATGCCGCAGAGGCAGCAGGCCAGCCGGAGAATTGAGATTTGCCATGGGGTTTTTCCTTGCTGGTTAGCGAACCCGCATCAGTCGGCCATGCGTACCGGCGCACGGCGGGCTTTCGCCTGCTTGTGCACGTTGCGCGTCTGGTTCACGTCCTCGACGATCGGCATTGCCGGGTGACTCACGCCCTCGGGCGCAGGGTCTGCCATGCCAACCGCCTCGGTCGCGCGCCTGCGCTGCGTCCGGTAATACTCGTCGCGCTGATGCTTGAGTTCGATCGGTAGTTTCATCACGATCATGGATGCATTACCGATGACTTCACCTTGATCTGAGAGGCTGACGGTCGGTACGAACTTGCCCGGAAAATCGGATTTCCGTGCAAATTCCCATCCTTCCTCTAGGTGCGAGACCAGGTTGGCGTTGTCCCCGCGCTGCAAGTTGTCCCGCCGCACCCATTCCAGGTAATACCCGGGCGGTGGGGGAAGGCTTGCGAGCGTCGAGGCTTTTTGCCAGCGACGCACAGGCGGTCGCGCGACTTCGTTTGTCGCCGCTGCCTCCTGCGTTCTGCTCTTTGCCACCGCGCGATCGACGACGTGAATGTCGCCATCGGCGCTGCGGTGTCGATTTTGACGCGCTTGCCGGGCAATCTCGGGATCAGCCTCAGCTTGGCGGCGCGCGTGGTTGTTGATCGTCTCGTTTGTGGCGGTTTCCCGCGGCAGGACTTTGGCTCGGCTCATTCCTGCATCTCCACTTCTTGGCCGCTTTGCAGCCACTGCATGACGTGCTTGTTGTTGTTCGGATCGAGCCCGACCGCGCGCATGCCCGAAATGTCGGCATGCGTCACGGACCGCAGCCCGCGGCCTTTTGGCGCCGCGCCTCGGTCCTGAATGATCGGCGGAGCTTCCCGGCGCGGATTGCGGTGCAACCCCTCGTCCTCGCCCTCGTCGATCTGGCCGCGCTTGCCGCTAACCGTTTTGACGTCAAGTTCGGGAAACCGGCGGCGCACAGCGGCACCAATTTCCTCGAAATAGGCGGGATCTTCCGGATCGTCGCCCTCGCGCTGTTTGCGTGCATGCATCGAGTTGGCAAATGCCCTAGCGTCCGTCGCAATCTCATCGACCGTGTCGTTCCACCAGTCGGCATTAGCCTTGGCCCATGCCACGCCGGCCTTGGTCGGCCGCGGGGTTTGAGCCGCGGTCTGCGCGGGCGCGGCGCGCTCGTTGGGCTTATCGTCGACGCCCTGCTTGGCGGCCTTTTGAGCCCAGTAGCGACCTTCTGCCCGGGCCATTTCGGCGGTGATTTTGGACACAGCCTTGGAATCGCCGCGTTCCTGCGCGTCCTCGAGGTCCGCTTGGAATTTCTCCATGGCGAGCTCGTGCGCCTTGTCGACGTCTGAGGTCGCCTCGCCGCCGCGGGAGAACGCATCGATGCGCTTGTCGCGTTCGGCCAGCTGGCGCTGAAACTCCGCTTGCTGCTCGGCAAACCGCTGGTCGTAAGAACGCGCCATGCGGTCGAGGCGCTTTTTGACCGCTTTGCTGGTCTCGGCGCGATCTTCGTGCCAATTCTTGGGTTTGGGGCCGACCGCGCGGGCCGGTTTCTGCCGCTGCACGGCTTTGGAAGGGTCGTCGGAATCCAAATCGACTTGGATGCCGGTCTCTTGCTCGTCGCCTGAGTCGGCAGCAGCAAGGCTGGATTCGGTCAAGGGCATCTCCCCGGCGAGCCAAAATCGGCTCTACGGGGTGGATACTACCCTGCGATTTTACATAATGCTATGACAACCACTGCATGTTGTGTCTCGTTCCACGTGAAACCACAACGTATTGTGGTCGTCAGGGCTTCATGAACATGCTCGGATTGTCCGTCACCGCTAGGATTTCGGTTGCCGAAATGATCTTCAAGCGCTTGCCGGGCATGGGTGCAAACCAAATGTCGGCGCCGACGTGGCGCTGGTGAATGACGTACTTCCCGATCAGCGCGCCCGGATCCTTGATGCCGGCGGTGAAGTTCGCAAGCGGAATCCCCGACGAGGTCTTGCCTTCGAGCGCGCTCGGCCCGCACAGCACGACGCGGCCGATGACGCTGAAATACTGCTCGGCCTTGATCTGGTCATCCGTCTTGATGAGGATGCCCATTTTGGCGCTCGGCTGCACCATTTCGATCAGAATGTTCCACAGGCTGATTTCGATTGGGAACACCGCGGGATCGCGGGCAATCAGCTTGACCAGGTCGAATTTGTCCGCGAACCGCCGTTCTTCCTCGTCCTTGCTGACCGCTGCTTGCCTCGCCGCGAGTTCGGCTTGGGCCGCTGCGTTTTCCGCCTCGATTTCCGCGTCCCGCTTTTGCTCGAGTTCGGTTCGGGCCGGCAGGCTGTAGATCGTCTTTCCCATGAATCAGGCTCCTTTCGGGTGTCCGGTGTGCTGGTTGTGCCATTTGCCGCGAGGCTTGCCCTTTTTCGGGTGCTGGTAATCCCCCGCGTCGTATGGACCGCCCTGGTCGGCGGCCGTGAAGTCTTTGCCCACCGAGACGGGAATCCCCACTCGGCGCGCAAAAGCCGGGTCGTGCGCGACCGCCGTCATCAGGTGATGCTGTTTTGCGCTCGTGGAAGGCATGTTCTAGTTCCCGCTGCAGGTCGGCGCAGCATTGGCGATCGGGTTTGCGCGGACGCTGGCAGACGCGGCACAGCGGCGGAATCACTTGAACAGGTTGTTCGATCCCCGGCGCGAGTGCCGCACGGCCTCGTGCTTGTCGGGCCAGTGCCCTTCGCCCGGGTGGGCGCCTTTCGGGGCGTGGTGCATCGTCCCGGTGTCTTTGTAGTGCTGGCCGCCGCGACCGCCTTTGTTCAGTTTGGAATGTTCGGGCGGCTGGTGGCCGCTAACGCCTGGATGCAACATGGCTTCTGCCCTCG